CTATGAAGTTGAGGTTGATGTAGATACAGGGTTTTATGAAAACCTAGTTGACCTGCTTGATGAAGATGACCTGAAGGACATTGGTCATACAGTTATTGATAAGTTTGAAGCAGATAAAGATTCTCGTGGTGAATGGGAAAGTATGTTTGAAAGAGGCTTTGACCTACTAGGTCTGAAGCTTGAAGACACAAGCGAACCATTTGAAGGAGCAGCTACAGCTGTTCACCCACTACTGATTGAGTCGGCTGTTAAGTTCCAGTCTAAAGCTTCACAAGAATTATTCCCTGCCAAAGGTCCTGTCAAGGCACAAGTCCTTGGGGAAGAAACATTTGAAAAGATTGCACAGGCTAACCGTGTTCAGAACTTTATGAACTATCAGGTTACAGAACAAATGCCTGAATACTTTGATGAGTTTGAACGTATGCTGTTCCACCTACCGTTGATTGGTTCAGCAATTAAAAAGATTTACTATGACGCAAGCCTTGGTCGCCCAGTTAGTGAGTTTGTTCCTATCGACCAGTTCTATGTGTCCTACTACGCTAGTGACCTGCTACGGGCAGATAGATATACACACGTAATCTATCGCAGCCCTAACGAATTGTTCCGTCAGATTGATGCAGGTATGTATGCCGATGTAGACTTACCAGATGCAGGTGTTCCTAATCTGTCAGGTATGGCAGAGAAGATGGACACTGTATTGGGCTTATCACCAGCAGGTGACAATGACCCACAGTATGTGTTGCTTGAGCAGCACTGTTATTTAGAAATTCCTGAAGATAAGATGGCTCGTGGAGAGGGCGTTGCTTGTCCGTACATTGTTACGGTTGAGGAAAAGTCGGGACAGGTTTTGTCTATTAGACGAAACTGGAACGAGGGAGATGAAAAACATACTAAGAAACTTCACTTTACGCATTATCGTTATGTACCTGGCTTTGGATTTTATGGTCTTGGACTTATCCACTTCCTTGGTAACCTCACAATGTCAGCCACTGCAGCAATGCGGTCACTACTTGATGCAGGTCAGTTCGCTAACCTTCCTGGTGGCTTTAAGGCAAAAGGCGTTAGAATTGTCGGAGACAACGACCCAATCGCACCAGGGGAATTTAAAGAAGTAGAATCGACAGGGGTAGACCTATCGAAGGCCATTGTGCCACTACCATTTAAAGAACCATCACAAACTCTATTCAACATGTTGACCTATGTCACTGGTGTTGGTCAGAAGTTTGCCGACAGTACAGAGCAAGTCATTGCAGATAGTGGGGGCTATGGTCCTGTCGGTACAACGATGGCATTGCTAGAAGCTTCAAGCAAGTTCTTCTCTGCTATTCACAAGCGGCTACACAAAGCACAACGTGACGAGTTTAAAATTCTGGCACGTGTAGACTACGAATATCTACCAGACGAGTATCCTTACGACCTTCCAGGATGCTGCGAGAAAGTATTAAAGTCAGACTTTGATGGACGTGTAGATGTTATTCCTGTGTCTGACCCGAATATTCCTTCTAATGCACAGCGTATGATGTTGATTCAAATGGTACAGCAGATTGCTTCGCAGTCTCCTCCAGGTATGTTTGATATGGAAGCAATTAACCGTATGCTTCTTGAATCAGCCAATGTTCCAGATGTAGAAAAACTTATGCCACGTAAAGAAGAGGCTGTACCACAAGACCCACTATCAGACATTATGACTGTATCTCAAGGCAAGCCTATTAAAGCTTTCAAAGGTCAAGACCATAATGCACATATCAATGTTAAGATGGCGTTTATTCAAAACCCATTGAACCAACAGAATCCTGCTTTGCCTCAAATTGCTGCAGCATTGCAAGCCAATATTGCTGAACATAGTATCCTTGGTTATCAAGAACAAATGGAAGGCATGATGAGGATGGCTATTGACAATCCTCAAATTGCAGAGCAGCTTGCTCAAATGCCTGACCCAGAATCAGCACTACAACTACAGGCTGCACAGCAGCTGCTTCAAGCTGCACAACAAGTTGCACAGGGCGGTCCAGTTACGCCAGAACAACAAATGCTTCAGCTAGAAGCACAGAAACTTCAGCTTGAACAACAGAAGAATCAAACTCTGGCTGCTAAAGAACAGGTCAATGCCGCAGTTAAGATGCGTGACCAAGACCTTAAAGAAATGAAAATAGCTATTGATGCGCAACAAAAAGGTACATCAGAACAAATGAGGGCTATTCAGAAAGATGAAGACCGCAGTAATAAACGAGCCATTGAAGCAATGAAACTGCTTGGTAGTCTTATTAAGTCACAAGAAGCTAATGACCTTGATGAGTCTAAAGCTACAGCTAATCTTTTAATGCAGCTTATGAAAGAAGATAATCCTGGGGTTTAATTAATGTCTGGTATTTTAGGTAAGATAGGAACTACCGTAGCTAAAACATTATCTAAAGATGCTGCTAAGTCTGCTATCTCTAAAAAAGGAATTAGTGAGTTAGCTGAAGAAGCATCTACAAAACCTTCGGCTCTTAGAGAACTTGAAAATTTACCTGCAGGTGCTGTTGCTAAACAAGCACCTATTTCTAAAACAGGAACATTAGGAAGACAAATTGATGAAGAAGGTCTTGACCTTGACGAACTTAGAAAAGCTTATAAAGTACCTAGTCAAAGAAAAGAACAACCTGATATATTAAAACAAGCTGCCAAAGATTTAGACGAAGGTAATATTACAAAAGAAGAATTTAATAAACTATCTAAAGAATACAATCCAATTATACCTATTACAGAACTTCCAGAAGTTCCTTCATTTAAAAGAATTGAAGCAATTATAGCTGGAAACAAAGCAATAGAAAAAGGAGTAGTAGGAAAAACAATAAACCCAGAAGATTTGGTTGGGCAAAGAGTTTCTACACGTTTAGATATACCAGCTTACAATGACTACGATACATGGGTTGTTACTTTTCACGAGCCTAATGCAGGGAAAGTATTTGGATATGGTCAAACAGCCGCATTAAAAAATGTTAAATTTCATTTGCCAGAAGAAGTAGGTAAACAAACAAAAGGATTAAAGATTGCACAAGGAGGAGCTAAAACACCTTATGCTGCAATGGAAGGCGACTTTGTTAATTTATCTACAGATAAAGCTATGGCATTAGCTGGAAGGGAACTTAACAATCCTGATTCTGAATGGATACAAGTAGGATTAAATCCAGGAAGACACAGTTATTTTTATGATAAAGCTACTGGTGACCCTGTTTTATATGCTGATGAATTAATTCAAGTAGGTCCATTAGTATTAGCGCGAAAGCCAGTAATGGGAAATATGGCAGATTTTACGTTTAAATCTGGAGGTAGTATAGAGAGAAACCCATATGGAACTAACTATCAAAGGATGATATAATTGTTATACGAAGAATTACAAAAAGAATTACAAAAAGAAATAGAAAATATAAAAAATTCCCTTGCATATGGAGCAAGTTCGGATTATGCTAGTTATCGTGAGCAGGTAGGTAGGATTGCAGGAATAGAAACTTCTATTAACTTAATCAAAGATTATTTGAAAAAATATATCGAAGAGGAGTAATTAATGCAATCATATTCTAATGCGTTGAAAAATGACGAGTGGATTACCGATGCTGAAGTACCAGACCCTAACCCGTTACCCGAAGTTCCAGGTTACCATATTCTTGTACGTCCAGTATCCGTTAAGTCTGCTACTAAGGGAGGGATTATTCTTCCTGACTCAATTAAATCGGACATGGCTTACCTTACAACAGTTGGTCGTGTTCTTAAAGTAGGCACTCTTGCCTATGCCGATGACAAGTTCAAAGGCAGACCGTGGTGTAAGGAGGGTGACTATGTTTGCTATGGAAAGCATACTGGCAATAAGTTTTTCTATAGAGGCGTACAACTCTTGCTTATATTTGATGATGACGTTAAAATGGTAGTGTCAGATTCAAAAGACCTAGACCCAACGTACAATCTTTCTAATTAGATTTGTATAAATAATAATAATACTATATAATATACTATTATTGGCGTAACTCGTCTGTATCGCTATGGACGTAAAACAGGAGAAAATGAATGAGTGATGAATGGGCAACCATAACACCTAGTAAGGGTGAACAAAAAGAAAAAGTTGAATTTGAAATTGAGGGCCAAGAGGAGGACAATGAGCAACTTCAACTTGAACTGGATACAGATAATCAAGAAGAAGATAAAGAACCTGCTAAAAAGGTCAAGGCGAAAGAAGAAACTGCGGAAAGCGAAGAGCAAGAGGCTCTGGAAGGTGTAGAAACTTCAGGCGCACAAAAAAGAATTAGACAGCTAGTTCAACAAAAGAAAGAACGTGAAGCTGAAATTGAAAGGCTGCTGCAAGAAAATAAAAATATGCAGCTTTCATTACAACAACAGCAGGAAGAATATAGAACTGCTGTTGGTCAGAGCCTAGAAAACTCTGATAAAGCAGTACAAGAAAAGCTTGTCATTGCTAAAGATTCTTACAGAAGAGCATTGGATACTGGTGATACAGATTTAATTGTTCAAGCACAAGAATATCTTAACAATGCACAAATAGATGTGTTACGGTTAGAAGAAGCAAAGAAACAGTATGCTTCTTTAACACCAAGACAAAGACAAGAATTAGAACAACAGGCTCAACCACAACAGCAACAACAGCAACAGCTTACTGATGGCGAAACGTATAATGGTTATACCATGAAAGCGTATCAGTGGGCAAGTGCTAATGAGTGGTTTAACTCTGATGTAGTTATGACAAATGCTGCGTTGATTATTGACCAGCAACTTAAAGATGAGGGCTACGACCCTAACTCTGATGAATTTTATGAGGAAGTAGATGCACGTATGGCACAAAACTTCCCACACAAGTTTAGCCAACCTGTACAACAGGAAGCTGAAAACCCCCGTCCGAAGGCAACGTCATCGCCTTCTCAAGTGGTAGCAGGAGCTTCGCTATCTCCTAAAGCCTCTTCAGGTAAAAAGGTCAAGCTTACACAAGAAGATGTAAGACTGGCA